TTTTTTTTTAATTTATTACTGGATTAAGAATATTTGAAAATTGAGTAATTATTGACTTAAATGTATTTGCAGGAACTGATAACTCATAACCTGCCTTAAGATCAAGTGACCTGGCAAATACTCCATTTGGAACCAGGTCCTGACTTATATTAATATCTCTACCACTTATTGTAGGATTAACAAATCCTGAAAGTTGTATGTGATCAAAGGCTGAGATTAACATAGCTTTTAACACATAAAATATCAATATGGTCTCCATACTATTGTCTGAAGTAATAACAATACTAAAGTTTGCATTAAAGTGCCTGTTGTAAACTGGTCTAATTGCAGTCCCAAGTCCATTTGTCTGCTGATCCATGTAACCCTGGTCAACTCCTATTCCATTATTGTTATCATTTTCTCCATTTGCCATCACATGAATTGTTGGAATGGAGGCTCTCTCTTTATCAAAAAACAACCTGGTTTCCAGGAATCTTGGATTATGTTTGTTTTTAGTTGAAAAAATGTCAACTGCCTGATCATAAAAATTATACTTTCCCTCAAATGATCCTACCTGGTTCAATAAATAGTGTAGGATTGTATCTGATGGAGTCCCACCGTTTTGAGTTATGTCATTCCTTATTATTTTTAAGGCAACATCAATAACTCTCTGTAGTTCTATTTCTGGTATCATTTTTATAGTTCGTTTAAAAATACATCAATAACATCACCCACAACCTCATCAAGTTTAACCTCTCTTAAAGCCTTGTCAGCTAAATTTCTTGCCTCTATGCCAGTATGTATCCAGGAATTGTCATCACTATTGTCAGAAACTCTTCTAAAGGAGATCACCTGACTTCCTCCTGATGGATTCTTTTGGACCTTAAGTCCTGAATATATACTTGACTTGTTTTGATACTCAGGTGCAAGTGATCCATCAAATAGTTTTATCTCCTTTCTTATCTTTGGAATAGCATACTCACCTGGTATGTCACTGGCACCCAAAGATGCATCTGGATCTTCCTCTGTTACTTTTAATAGTGCCTTATTTACATCAATTGGAAGTACTCCAGAGAACTTTTCACTTTCTCCCAAAGATCCTGGTCTGGCATAAGTGAATGGTATTGTTAAATACCAACCCAGTTTGCCATCTTTTCTTTGTACAGTTTTTCTCTTATCACTATTAGCAAAACCATTTTTCATGTCAAAGGCACTGGCTCCATTTTCTATCATGTTTGGAAGTTGACCAACCAAAGTAATAGTACCTGTAAACCTTCCCTCTTGCCCCTCTATGATACTATTCATATAGCGACTCCTGGTACTACCAAGTTCACCTTTTGCCTGGTTTCTCCATTCAATTGCAATTGCTGCTCTTGCCTGGGCAGTAACTGCCTCCAATAAACTATCTACATCACTTTGTCCCAGTTGAAATTCATCACCAAGGGACTGAGTATCTATTTGTATTGGTAATATCATACCTCTGTAAAGCTATTGTCAAGTAAGTCATCATCTTCAAAGTCTCCTCTATCTGGCATATAGTGACTTCTCCTGGCTACTGCAGATATTGGAAATGCTATCTCTTTTTTACCAGTTGTGGTACACTTATCTTTTATTGTTGAGTACATAAGATCTCTTGAAAGATCCAGGACCGTAAATTCAGGCTCATGTATGTATCTTACAGTAATTGTTGGATTAACTTCAGAACTAAATGAGGCATTAAGTCTTATTTGGTTCTTTACCAAAGTATAATCAGTTGTTTCATTTAGCCTCTGTAAAACTAAACCAACCCCTTTGAATAGGAATATGTACTTTATTGTTTTTATATTGTACCTGGTAGTTGCATAAAAATATGCATTACCAGGTTCTTTTTTTGGATGTAGGACCTGACTAAATACTGCCTCTGCATTAATCAATGTGATCCTGTCCATAAAAGCCAACTGATCAATATCCCTGGCTGTGATCCTGGCTGACCCCAACCTCTCTTCGGTCCACTCTTTATATTTTGTATCTATATTCATGGACTGGATAACCATCCTGGTCTCATGTCTATTTATATATATCCATCCAGAACCTCCACAATTTTTACAGGTTGACTGTGCATCTCCACCTGATCTTGGCTTACATGGACACTTTAATGCCCTGTCATGATAAACATCATAACCCTTTTGCTCTATTAGTGCCTCAAAGTCTGACTTCTCCAAGTTAACACTTGGCTTTCCTACCAAACTTGGAGGAGGAGTTATTGTTATTGGTTTATTTGGCATATCATTTAAGCACTGGTTAAGTTCATTCCTTTATAGAATGCTCTGAGTTTTGGCATTGACAATTTTAAGTCTGCAATGTATCCTGAAACCCTTGCACCATAACCTGCATTTGTTGCTGATGATGTTGTTGCAATACTCTGGCTAAGTCCATCTATTCCAATAGACTGAGATGCAATACCTGCTCCCAGGATCAAATCTCCCATAATATGGAAGACATTTATAGCTGCCAATTTACCTATGGCATTTAACAGGTCACCTGGGACCTTATCAAAACCTGTACAATAGGTAATTTGCCAGTAGTTTGGTATATGTTTGTTCCCATAAAAACCCAAATGTGGAGTTACTCCACTGTAAATTTGAGAATTTGTTCCTGTAGTTCCATTTGTTGGTACCAGGTTTACGGTCCTAAAATAGGTCCTTCCATCATTTGTCTTTCTGGCACTGAGCCAGGACTGAGGATATGTAACCTGCCTAACATCATTTATAAATCCCTCAATTAGGTGAGGTTTGACCACTGGATATGAAGTTCTTATGTAACCCCAATTTTTCCAGTCATCCATCCAAAAACCAAGGTCCTCTTCTATGATCTGCTTTTTGATCCTTATGTCAAGATAATTTTCTATTTCATCTGTTGCTGAATCCAGATACAACTGGATAACATCAGAACTCATCTTATCTCCATTTGGATCACATAAACTAATACCAAAAAAATATGTTTCTATCATTTCTGATGGAGACATAACTCCCTGGTTTCTTTTATATGGTGCCCTTAGTGTTATACTTGGCATGTTCTTACTTTATTTTTTCCTCAATGTACTCTATAAGTTCTGACTTTTTAAGACTCTTCCATTCTTTTGAAGGTAGATCAATTGCTTTGCAAACATCTCTTAGTTCATCAACTGTTTTCTCACTTAAATCAATTTCTTGACCTGACTCATCTGGACCATCAATTGGATCCTCAATTTTTGACTTAACCTCACCTTTGATAATTACAATTAAAGGTGACCACTTTTTTACAATTTCATTTGCCTTCTCTTTTGATCCAACCTCTGCAATACCTTTACTATCAAAAGTGACTACTTCATTGCAAATTTGAACCTTACAGTCCACCTGACCTTTTACACTTGACTTAATTAATACCATGGTCTAATTTATTTTTAAATTTTTACTTCATCTAATGTAGCAAAAATGATTAAAACAAAAAAGGGAGGAGAATAGATCTCCTCCCTTTATATGTGAATATTAAATTCTACTCTTAAGATGCAGTTCCGATATTAATGAACCTTACAACCTTTTTAGGTTGGTACATAATTGGAGTACCATAAAGTAAGACCATAAATCTTTGTGCAGGACTTAATTGTGCAAGAGGCATTTTCATTAATGGTGCCAATTGCTTGAACTCATAAATGTCTGATGAATCTTGTAACAATAAAGCCTCCTCAGTTCCAGGAAGGTATCTGTTAATGTCCCTTACCTTTGTTGCTGCTGCTCCATCAAAACCTGCTGCTTTTTCTGCTACAGATACCTCAATGATAGGGTATAATTTAGCTGCTGCTCCTGTATCACCAATTTTAGATCTGTAAACTACAAATGAAGTTGCTGCATAAGTACCACCACCTGCTGTAAATTCCAAGTCTGTACCATCACCTGCTGCCACTGCAATTGCTCCACCTGTGATTCTCACTGGTGCTGCCTCACCGTATCTATTCTTAGCTGTAACTGCATAAACGTAGTTACCTGCATCTGCTGCTGCAAACTGAGAGTTAGCTGCCACAGGAGTTGCCCCACTGTTTGATGTAACTGCTGTAGGTGCCTTTGTGCTTGTTGCTCCATCACCTAATACTTTTGGTGCTGACTTTGATGCAAAAATATCATACTCAAGGTCAATTTCACCATACTGAGATGCAAATTTATTAACCTTTTGACCCATTGTCGCTCCAGTTACCTGAATTGAAGATGGATTGATTAACTTTTTGTCATGGAAGTTCTTTACAAAGTTTGAGTGAACTACTGGAGGTGCAATTAAAACATTTGCTTGACCAAACGCTCTCACGATTGCCTCTGCTCCAGTTTCAATATTCTCTTCCTTAAGTCTCTTACCTCTTAAATCAACTACCAACTCATTGTTTGCCTGGTATGCATCTAAATTAGCATAACCACCATTTACATAATGCTGAGTATATAAACCATTCCATTCTTGAGGAACCAAAGATGCATTTGCATAAAACAAACCTTTATTTGCTTTTCTAAGGATCCACTGGATACCATTTGTAACTTCTCTTTGTACTGCGTTTCCGATGTACGTTTTTGTAAGAGTCATTGGATGAGTAACAGACTTAGTAACTCCTAAGAATTTTACTAACTCAGCCTTTCTAACGTAAGTTGCATCCTCCTCTTCAGGTAATTCACCTTCATTATTAAAACCTCCTCTGTCTGCTCCATAAGACTGTAACTGCAAGTATTCCTCAACTGTGTTGAATGCAGGTGCCTTTGGAATCCTTTTCCAGGTTCTGATGTCATTTTCTGTAAAAGTTAAAACCTTTAAGTTTTTCTCTAAAGATTCTACCTTAAGTGGTGCTCCTGATGCATTTGTCAAACCAGTAGTTTCTCTACCTGTGATTGATCTTGCCTCAAGTGCCTTTGATAACTCATGTACTGCCTCTGCTGACTGAGGTACTGATGCCATTGCATCATCCCCTAATCCTGCACCATGACCGTACTGAGCCAAATCTACGCTAACATTGCTCATGTCCTTTAATTTTTGGATTGTTATTATTTTTCACGATCTCTATCAGTGTAGAAACACCTACTTCAACGGTCTGTATTATTTTTTTATTAAAGGATATTTACACCTTCAATATTAATTCCTTCTCTTGACAAATCACCAAGTACTGACTTTTCTATTGCATTCTCAGACTCAAATGTTTGTAGTGATTTCATGAACTTTTTATTTGGCTCTCCTCCATCAAAACCACATCTTGATTCTATGATGTCCATTATCTGTCCTCTGTCAGACTTTCCATGTAATACATTTGATCCTCTTGCTGCATCATGTGACTTAGCAAATGATTCCTTTTCTCTGAAAGACTGAGTTTGTACAGTTCTTGATGGAATAGGAGTCTCCTCAACTCTTTGAAGTCTTCCCATTGCATCCTCCAGGGACTTCTTTAACTCAGCATTTTCACCTGTAAGTTTTTCAGTTTGCTCAAGTGTACCCTGGGCAATTACTCCTAAAGACTTAAGTATTTCATTATTTTTACTTTGACCTGCCTCAATAGTTGAAGATATTCCTTTAACTAACTCATCAACTAATCCTTTATTTAAAGATCCTGATCCTGATCCCATTGATCCCATAGTCTTTTTGATGAACTCACCCTCCTTACCAAGAGAGGCACCGTTCTCATCAGATTCCATGTTTGCATCTTTGCATGCAGGGTAACCTGCAATTTCTCCTTTGTACATTCTTGACTTGTATGACTTTTTATAGTCATCACATGCCTTTTTCATTTTCATGTACTCTTTGTCATCACACAATGCTTTCTCAACCTCCTCATCATCATAAGATTCCTTTTGGTCCATTTTCTCTGGACCATCTTCAGTACCTTCATCCTCATCTGCCTTCATCACCTTGCTTTTAGCCATGGCTTGTTTTGACACAACTGACTTTTCAATCTCTTCAGTTTCAAGTTCTTTTGACTCTGATCCAGGTACTGCATTTATTAATTCAATAGCCTTACTGATGTCTTCTTTTGTTACTTTTATGTTCTCCAAGTTAGTTCCCATGTTGTTACTTCTTACAATAGATTCTGTTAATTCATACATTAATTTTGCCTTTTCCACCACATCTTCATGTGTAGAATACTTATAAATATAACCAAATATTTCATTGTAAGCCTCACTTTTTGATAAATATTTAACTTTTTTTCTTGGTTTATCTATACCTTCTATATTTTTAGTCTCCCTGTCAACATCCTCTTTTGAAATTGCTGCACCAGATACTGTGGACAGTGACTTCTCTGTTTTGTCATCTTTTTTTGACTCCAGGTCCATTATTTTAATGTTCATGGACTTATCAATTATTATTCTTTTACCATCCCTCTCAAGTTCTACCAGATTATCTTCCTGGGACTTTGAAATGGAGGAACTGTTATCAAAATCATACTGAGGTAATTCATCACCATAGTCACCCTTCATGATATTAACAAGTGTACTTGGATTCTTTGGATTCAGTGTTACTGCACATCCAGTTATCATTGCTTTCTTGATCCTTTTTGGATTCAAAAGGTCCCTTTCCATTGCCTTACCTTCAATGGAGAAACCCATCCTTCTATTTTTGGATGACTTCTCTAACATCTGAGTTGTACTATATACTTTTTGAGCCAAAGGATTATCTGGATATAAGGTTGCCTCTATCTCCAAACCTTTACTTGTTACCCTGGCACTGGTAGGCTCACCTATGACTGCCTCTGGATCTAACTTTGCCTGATGGTTATAATTTATATATCCATGATCCATAAAGTAAGATACATCAAAACCTGATGGGTCCAGATACTCTCCATCTGAGTCCTGGTCCTGTGTTGAGGCAACACCTCCTATTTTCATAACATCATTACCCTTATTATCTTTTGCCTTCTCTATTCTAAGGTCATCAATAAAAAAATTGAAGTTTTGAGTTGTATCTTTCATCTTAGTCTTTTTTTACTTTATTGTACCAGGTAAGGTATGTTTCTTGAACTGTATCACTTGTAATTCCATCAATGCCATCACTAAGTCCTTTAATCAGGGTATCAAAACCTTTCTTGACAGGTCCATATGGATTCATTATTTCCAGGATGTTTTGCTTAAGGTCTACAAGGTACCCATCTCTCTTTTCAATTTCTTGCATGGACATAAATGCATAATTTGAATGCTCATCATTACTCAATGAAATTATAGAACAGTCCTCTTTTACAAAAGTATGGTAATAGTGTTTTTCTCCAGTATCAAACTTTTCAACCCTGCTTGGAAAACAGTCAACCACCGTTAATCCTGTCTCTTCTTTTACCTCTCTTAAAAGTGCCTCTTTTAGGTTTTCACCTGGCTCAACCTTTCCTCCTGGAAGACCCCATGTATTTGGTTCAAATGAGTCACTGCTTGATCTTAATAAAAATAAGATCTCATTATTTTCATTTTGAATTATGGCATTGACATAAGTTTTTTTGCCTTTTCCAGTTTCCTTTCCATCTGGGTCAATTGCCTTTTCAATAACACTTATTTTTGACTGTACCTCTTTAAGGTTAAAATGTTTTTCTGAAAGTTGGTTTAAAATTGAGTCATCTACCCTGGAGTACCTTTCTGATGCATGAGCCAACAACCCTTCACCCTCTTTAAAACCTTTCTCTATTTTATCCCTGGTTGTTTTTTGAAAAATAGAAAAGTTCTCTCCATTCAATTCCAGTCTTTTGTTTAACTCACATATTTCTGACCCCAACAAATACTCCTGGCTTTTTAATTCTGAAATTATTCCTTTTTGAATTTCAGTATCAGTTAAATTATCTTTAACTAATCCAAAAAATTTTCCTATTTTTTTAATACCCTCCATCATTTTACATATTAAATGCTTACTATCCTAATTTAGTTATCTGAAAGTTATTTAAAGCATACCAAGTTGCACTAACAGAAAAACTTGAAGTGGAATCTACAAAAAACTCTACATAATCACCTACTGCTAATGCAATATTTGTAGTTGCTATTGGCGAGTCCCAAGAACTATGTAAGTCTACTCCTGTAATTCTTTCCTTAACACCATTTTTCTCACAATATAATTGAATCCACCCACCACCATTATCTATAAAAATTTGATTTGTAAATTGATAAACACCTGCACCACTTGCAGCAACTGTAAATCTATGAGTTGTATTGTCCCATTCGCTATTTACATCAAATCCAGAGTCCACATAATCAACTCTCTCAGGTGCTGAAGTGAAACTTTGAGTAGTATTCATTTGTCCTTGAACCAGGACCTTAACTCCTGATGAACCAGATCCAATTGAGGTACTTGATGCAACTACAATGCCCATATTAATGATGCTTAACTATAAAAATTAATTTTATAACTCCTCCTGTAATACCTCCTTTTGTGATTAATGCACCTAAATACTTACCACTAAAACTTGACTTTTCAACCGTATTGGATGCATTTGCAGAATTTAATGCTGTCTGAGTGCTACCTATTGTATCATAGTTTGTACCATCATTTGACTGCCTTAAGTCCACCGTACCATTAAGTGTACCTGCAAGTCCTACAGAAACAACCTGACAAGAAATAACTTGTGCTGCCCAGGAAAACTCATCAAAAACATCTACGCTTTCTGTGGACCCAATAGTTGACATGTCTATCTCTTTGGTAAACTCTCCTACTGGTGCCCCTATCTCCCCACTGGCAAACTTTTTTATATATTCATTTGATCTTGACATCTGTTTTTTTTTTAAACCTAATTAGTTAATTAATAAATATAGTAAATTTTTAGATTAGACCTGGTATTCAGTACCACCTATTTTAACAGAGACCCTTCTACGATTTCTGACCTTTTCCTTTAATTCTCTTTTACCTCTAACAAACTTACCTTCCTCTTCACTCCAGACATAACCCTCTGGAAGTTCATTCAAAGTGCACCTGCAATATGGATGCATAGGTCCAAGAGTAGGTACCCAATCTGCTGCCTTTCTCCCAACATTATTTCCATTGGCTCTCAGGTCATCTAATTTGAAAACCCTTGGCTTTGAACCAACCCCTGCTGTAAGGTAGTGCTTTATACAATGCTTACATGATCCTGGATAAACATCTTTATAAACCAGGACCTCTGGACCTGAACTTCTTTCAAGTTCTGCTGCTCTACCCTCTTCATATGCATTGTGTAAAGTGTATTCTGCAATCCTTCCCAGATCTCTTTCCCAGGTACCTGTTTTATTTCCAATTTCAGACACCATGTCTTTAATGGACCCTCTCATCTCAACTGTCTTTATTGCAGAGTCCCTTATTATGTCCTCATATTTTGACCTGTAGTCCTTATCTTTGTCAACTATTACTGTGTTTACATCTTTCTTTACCCTTTCACCCAACCACTTTATGTCTGAAAAGGTCTCATACTTTAAGTGATCAATGGCTGCTGTCTCTTTATTTGTCAATGGCATGTAATTTTTTGACTTAACAAACTTCTTAAAGTCCTTATAGTTCATGCCCTTTACCCTCTTATCAGATATGGCTGATGACAGTATTCCAAAAGTGAATGCCTCATCCACATAACCCCTGCTGTTAACCAATGAATCCACATCAAGTCCTGCCCTGGATAAAACATTTTTTTCTTTATCAGTAAGGTAGTCCATACCCACATTTGTACCTATAAACATCATTTGATGGTTATCAATGATCTCCATTAGTTCCTGTATCTGTTTTTGAGAAAAGATATACATAAATACTATTTACTTATTTGGCGAAACTTATCATTTTTTTAACCAGTGCCTTTGACATTGACTGTATTGTTTTTTTGTAATTGTCTTTGAACTGGTCCTCATATTTGTATATCATGGGAAACCTTGGTGCATCTTTATACCTGGCTTTTTCTTTAAGAAAAGGTATTTCTTTTGGAGACATTGATTTCATAAACTCATCATGATCCTCTGTTTTGTGGTTGAAACTACAATAATTACACATATTTATTTTATTAAAATAAGTAATAGCACCAGGATGGCAGTGCCTCCCAGTCCCTGACTCTTTATCTTACCCCATTTTTTAGAGTTTGAATACCGAGTGCTTAATTCATTATAATCATTTTCCAATTTTATTTGTGCCTGGTCATGCAGGTCCACTATGCTTTTGTATGATCTTATTATAGTATCCTTTGCCTGGATTATACATGAGTCATTAGCTGCCTTCTCCTCCAGGATGCAAATTTTTAGGTCCATTGAATCTGAAACCTCCTTATAATAACCTGCAGAAAGAAATGCTCTATTTACTTTTTTTGACTGATCAACTGTAATTGCAATAACAGTATCTCCCTTATAGATCAACTTCCTTGGATAAGAAACTTGACAGGAGGATGAGTGTGCTATCAATCCCAAGATCATTAATGTTAAGTATTTTATCATTGTAAACAATTTTAATTTTTCCAACATTACGGTCCAGGGACTTAATTTTTTTATTAAGGCTATCATTTTTATGCCCTATAAGACTAACCTCTTTCTCTTTTACAATAATATTACTGTCTATAGAATCTATTTTTGACTCAAGAAAATTAAGGTATTCAGTCAGAGACTCTTGTTTTTCTATTGCCCTGGAGTAAGAACTGGAATAATGCCAGATACAAACTGCCATAACAAAAAATACTAAAACCAGTGCTATTTGAAGTAAACCCTTCATATGAAACGCTTATCTTCATGGTTATCTAAATCAGTTTTTTCCTTTTCCTTTACCTTTGTTTTTGTTTTTACTGCCTGGTATGCTCCTATTCCAGAAAGAGTCAGTATAAATGTTAATAGTGATCCTAACAATACAACCAGGTCACCCTTATCCTTAAAAATAAAGGCATAAAGTGAAGAGGCAACAACAATGGAGACTAACACCATAGTCCACATTGCCATTACTCTCTTTGAACTCTCCCTACTGTCCGATTGAATTATTTTTTTAAAAAACTCCTTCATATTATACCCTGGATCTCATTCTATTTAACTTATGGATATAAACCTCTCTTTTTATAGCATTTGTCTCTTCAGAGATGGCTTTTTGAAGTATCCACTCCTCTGCATCTGGAATAAGATCAATTGCTTTGTTTATTTGCTTTTTATTGTACCTGTTTACTGCCTCTGCAATATTAAGGTCTGCCTTTCCTTTAAACTCACTGTAAAGGTCCTCTCTTAATACTTTTTGTGGAGGTGCAGTTACAACTGCTATAGGATCCTTTCCATATTCAACATTATTGTCATAAAGTGAAACACCATCAACCATGTCTTTTATTGCATCAAATGTTCTGGATGCACCTCTATGACCATCAAGTAATATTCCTGGAGGTACCATCCTTCCTGATCCTCCTTTATCTCCACCCTGCTCTACATTTCCAAAGGCTCTCAAAGATGCTCTATCAAGTGACTCCTCTGCATCTACATTAACACCAACCAGGCTAACTTCATAACCTTTGGCTTTAAGTGAGGCTATCATTTTTTTTGCCTTCTCTGGATTACCCAGGACTGCATCATATATAAAATTCCTACCATCTTGTATAACTGATGATGTAATTGCCTTACCCATCTCTGAAGACTCCTCATGGACCCTACTGGCTGCTGTAGCAACATCATCCTTTACAAACTGAGCATACTCATCTATGTCTTCCTTGACATCATCAACATTTACTGTCCCAAAGTTACCTCCCATCTCTGGCTTAACAAACCTATCAACAACTGTTGACTTACCTGATGCTGCTCCTCCCAGTAATAAAACACATTTTGGCTTTTCACCTTTGGGAGGAAATGGGCAACTTTCAACAACTTTTTTTACTGTAGCTGCATGCTTTTTACCTCTCTCTTCAGTCCACTTACCATCTTTTTTGTACATGTCCTCTGTTGACTTAGAGGTTTTACTTTTGTGCTCCTCAAACTCTCCAGGTTTCATCCAGAATGTTTTGACATGTGGCTTACCTGACTTAGGTTGAACCATTTTTTTTACAGGGACTAACCCTTCTTTACCCTTAGCCATATCAAAAATATTTTAGTCTTTCTTAGTTAATTGATCCTTTAATAATTTTTTTGTTGCCTCTCCATAGAAAGACAAATCATCTATGCTATCCTCTGGAGACATGTCTGGCTCTGGTAAATTTAAGTTTACAAGATCTCTGTCCAGTTCTTTATCTGAAATATTGGTTTTTTTTGCCATAATAATAAATTTACAAAATTTTCTACTTATTTATAAAAGAAAACAGTATTGTTTTTGAAATATCTGAATTTAATTTCTTAAGGGACTTTTTAATTAACCTAACATCCTCCTGGTTTAAATTACAAACATGCTTTTCATTCATCTTATTTACCAGGGAGGCTCTTGACAAGCCTGGTCTATTAATGGTTTTACACAACCCTGACAAATTTATTCTTGGATCTAAAAGGATCTTTTTTAGATCCTTTACTTCTCTCTCTAATGACATCACTTTCTATTTTTAAATTGTTTTTATTCTAAACCTAACCTTGAGTAAACAGGTCCTGTATATGAACTGAACCCTGAAGACTCTCTATAATCAGCAATTATTTTTGATCCACTTTCCTGGAGGTACTGGTCAAGTGTTGAACCTGCCTCCTCTTTCCACCTTGGATCAAAGGAAGTATATTTTGACTTCTTAACAGTTACACCTGGAACCGAAGACTCCAACTTAATGTATCCATCATCTAAGTCTGGATGACCGTATCCATCCAGGACCAAAAAGAATGGTTTGTAAGTTTGCCTGTACTCCCTGATCAACCTCTTTCTTTTTGGTATCATTTTAATTGAAGGAGAACAACTGTATTGTGCCCACTTCCTAACCTCAATATCAACCAACCTACCTTCGACTTTCCTAATGCCCATACCAAACTCTCCCTGGAAGTAATAGGTTACTTTCTTTTCTTTAGCCTGGTCAATGATCATCTGGTCAAGATCCTGCTGAACCTCAGCAACTGTCTCTCCACACATTGTATCACACTCAGTCATGAACCATCCCTCCAATCTATCACTTGGAACAATAACAAATCCTCTGTACTCAATCTTTAAACTTTCCATATCTATCTTTATTTTACAAACTTAATTAATAACTCTGGGAACTCAACACCCTGGACCTTGAAGACTTCAACTGTTCCCTTTTTAATGAATCCATATATTTTAATGTCAGACTCAATAAAAAATTTCAAACATGCCTCTACCTCATCCTTTAACTCAGCCAAAACTTTTAGTGCTTTTTGCTCTCTTAAAATTTTCTCTTTAATGCTCATAACTACGATCTTTATATAATTAATAACCTCTGTCACACTGACCCTGCTAAGATAAACAAAACTGTTTAAATTGCAAATAAAAGAGGACTAATATCCTCTTTTTTCTTTTGACCTTTGCCTCATCTCAGGTTTAAAGTACTTCATCAATAAACTGTTAACCTCTCTTAATTTTTTAAACTCCTGGTCAAAGATCCTTTTTTTGGACCTGTACTCATCAGACTGCCTAACCTCATCTGGTAAAAGTCCCATGTCACCTTTGAACTTACTAAACTCCTGTAGTGCATCTGATGCTTTGTCAGTCAGTTTATCCAGTGCCTCTTTCTCTGAAATAAGTTCTGAAAATACATAAGGACTCTTTTCCTCCCTGGACACCTTACCTCTCAATATTTTTAATTTTATCTTTTTCATCTCTATCTAATTTTAATAATAATAACTATCACTAATCATTTCATGAGTCATTTTCTCAGTGATCTCTGGTATCTCAGTAACACCATAGTAACCTCTACCTGCAGTAAGTGACTCTCCATACTTGAAGTAACTTTTCCCTATCTTAACAACCTCCTGGTAATAACTTCGACTGCCAATACTAAAACTGACCTTGACAGTTGGAAGTTTGTCAAAAAACTCTTTGTCCAACTCCTCAATTCTTGCCTTAGCCTCAAAGTAACTTGGCATATCATCTGCACGATCTGCAGACTGTTTTGCACAAATTAACTCACTTCTCTCAGAGTACTTTTCCTGGTAACTTTTTCTTGTAACTTTCATAATAAACAATCTTTAATAATAATTAATAAACCTAAACACCTCAACCCCATCTGCCCTACTAAGATAAACAAATTTGTTTAACTTACAAACTTTAATCAATAAACTTTGGATCTAATTTCATATAAATTACTTTTTGACCCCTTTTCTCAAACTCAACAATGTCATCCTCACAGGCACGATCTGTAAGAAAGTAAACCAGACCCCTCACATAATCTATTTTTATCAGTGGTTGACTCCTGCTGATCTTAGAAGTATCAGTCTCATACCTGGCAATTATTTGACCTGGTTTTAATTTAATGTCCTGGACCAAACTTTTATCAAAGTCATCCATCTGGATCACACAAAAATCAGCAAATGGTTTTTTGAATCCAAACACCCCCTGGTACCCACCCCTGTAAGCCACAGTTTTTTCAAAAATCTCTAAATCTATCTGAACAATATCTCTCATAACTCTTTCTCTTAATTACTTCGCTAAGATAAACAAATTTGTTTAATATACAAGCATAAAATAAAATTATTTTGCAGGAATATATTTTCCCTTACCATCTCTATCACTCCTGTAATAAATTCCACCTGCATAGTGATCATAACTTGTAGGAGTTTTAATATCATACCAACCTTTATAATCCATGATCCTGGCATAAACCAACTCAGCAAACTCAATATGGTCCAGGTGATCTGGAATATATATGGTCATTGCCTTTTTACTTTGCTCCTGGTCATCCAGATCAAACCTCCTGGCAGTTGCAACCTTAAAGGGAACATCACTACCATAAAGGAGATGTTTTAACCTCCTGTAAAGGAAAAGTGAGTCCTGTGGACCTTTGCCCTGGATACTCAACTTGAGTCCCTTATCGGTCACTGCAGTAGTGTTAAACATCACATCAAACCTGGCAGCCTCACTCAAAATCCTATGTAGTTTTTTTACCTCCATATCTTTAATTTATTTGTAAGATCCAATACCCTCTCTTTTAAAGATCATATAAGACCCTTCATAGCTTACGTGGATCACTTTTTTAAACAACCTGTAAATTCCTTCCAGTGCAAACCTGGTTCCCTGGAAGTGCATCTCAACACCAACAACCTCACCTCCTTCTCTGATCAACACTTTTTTAAGGAATGCTGTGTTGTTGAATGACATGATCTCTTTCTTTATCTCTCCAACTGACTTAAAACTTTTCATATCTTTAAATTTTTACCTTTAGTAATTTTTTTGCCTCTTTAAGTGATCCCAACATACCTACATAAGAATCAACCATATCTGCCTGGTCCTCCAGGATCTCAGTAAACTGTTTGTAATGAGAACAGACATCTTCATAGTCAAAGAAATACTTTCCCATTGGACTTGCAATTGCTGATCTCTTTCCAGACATGGTTCTCAGGACAGAGAAGTCCTGACCAAAATAAAGGATCTCTAACTTTGCCTTACCCTTTTCTGCTATTATTGAAACATAGTCAGAACCATCTACTTTTTTCATTGAAATTTCAAACATAATTTTGTTTTTTAAATTATTAATAAACTCAACCTCTCCCCCTCAACCAGAATACTAAGTTAAACAAATTTGTTTAATTAACAAACTATTAAGCAAGTTTTTTTATTTCCTCACTCAAATAATATATCATTTTGTATCTGTCCCTGGAGACACCATCAAACCCAAAGTCAACCTCTCCAGGTTTCATCATCTTTGCTGCTGCCAAACCAGACTCCAGGTATTCCTTTTTGGATATTGGATCTGCAGTTCTGTACCTGTGAACTTCCAACATTTCAGAATAACTTAACTTAACAACCTCAACACCTTTGTAGCTGTCACCCTCTGAACTGTGAAGATCAACTCCTGCACATGTAACTAACCTGAATGACTTTTTACCTGTAATTAGTTTTATTGAAGTTAGATCAACCTTACTTATTGACTCAATCTCATCAGTCATATAATAAATAACTGGCAGGTCCAATGGCTCAATTACTAATTGAAATGGATAAGCTAAACCTGAAACTCTTACCTCTTCTCTATAAACAAAATCTTCTTTCATGATCTTTAATTTTAAATGATTAATAACCTATTCTTTTCTCAACCTCTGCAATACTCATCTCACCTTCTACATACTGGATGTGATCACCTTTGAAGTCTGCAGCACCGTTTGCCAACCTGTCATCAATAAGATAGTCACCAATCAGCAAGTGTTTGTGATGAGTAAGGATCAATCTCTTGAAGGCTGCCTCACCAAGGTATCTCTCAACCCACAACCTTTTGTCCATCCATGCCTGTGGCTGACTGTAAGGTGCAGTACTGGCAATGTAAACATCATACCTTGGATCTTTGACCAACCTTTTGTAAAGGTCAACTACCTCTGGAATGGGAGGGAGATCAATAAAACTCTTGACCTCATCTTTGTGAACTGGATAACGAACCAGGACCCCATCCATGTCAAAGTAAACAACTCTTTTTTCCATAACTTAAAATTTAAAACAACAACAACTCAACCCCCTCACCCCATCAACACCGTAAAGATAAACAATTTTGTTTAATAAACAAAGACTAAACAACCATTTTTGCATATTTGTAAACACTTTTTTCAACTGCCCCTGCACACTCCTTAATGTAGACCTCAATTAAGTCAGGGAACAAATCCTTAGCCTCCTTACTTAACTTTGAAAGGACCTTGGCTTTCAAATGCTTTCTCATCAACTCACACAATCCTGCATCTAACATCCCAAAGGCTAAAACTACTTTCATGTCTGGATCACTCTCATGCATCTTACACAATCCCTTTCCTAAACCTTCAACATCCAACTGAACTAACTCATCTAAAATTTTCAACTCTTTCATGATCTATCTATTTTTAACCTTGAATAAAACCAACAACATAAGGACCAACAACCTGATCACAGTCACCAACCTGGACCACACTTTTACTGATCACAACAACCTTATCATGACCTGGAGGAACTGCACCAATAACAAAGTGACCTGCAGGCATGAACTGGAAGTCAATGTCTTTCTTTTTAAACACTTTCTCAAAGGCAGGTCTCAAATCAACCAATGCCTTTCCCTCAGCAACCTGAGCCTTAACAATCTTAACAACTTTTTCAAAACAATCCATAACACATCTATTTTTAACAATCATTAATAAAACCAACCCCCTCACCCAACAAGAACACTAAGATAAACAAATTTGTTTAATATCTAAGCATAAAATAAAATTATTTTTAAAAATTAACACCCTGCTCCTGGAACTTTTTAACAGTATCATCCAGGACCTTTGCCTGATGTGTAAGACCTTTTTCAATGAGGTACTCATACCTTTCCTTGATCATCAAATCCAATACAAACTCCTCCTCTGAAGTCAAATGAATCTCTACCTTTTTAATAAAACTATCTCCCATAACAATTTTTGTTTTTAATATTTTAAATGAACTATTTTAACTAACAACCACAAGATCCATCAATCTTGCTCATCTGGTAACTGGTAATTAGGTATGTCTCAAGAACAACCTCACCTTCATGCCATACTCTGTCACCTTGACCATGCATCACAAAACCACTTCTCTCCAACCTTTTAACCTCAGCATCTCGATCCTCCTCTGACTTAAAGATCTTAAAACCTTTTCCCTGTGCACTAACTTTAAATTTCAAATCCATAACAATAAACTTTAAAAATTAACAACTTTAATTAATTAACCTGCAATAGCTTTTTCAAACTCAAGATCTCTTCTCTCCTCATCATAAACCTCAATCAAACCATCCAACTCCCCAATTCTTTCCTGAGCCTTTCTAACTTTCTTTCCCAACTCCTGACTCAACAACCTTCCCTGGTAAGGATCTAACCCCTTTTGCAAATCTCCTCTCTCAACTTCCAGACCTTTAATAATCAAATCAACTTCCTGTAACCTTAATAAACCTTTCATGACAATTAAATTTTAAAAATTAACAATTAACCAAACCTCCTCTCTCAACCACCAACACCACTAAGATAAACAATTTTGTTTAATATCCAAGACATATTGGAAGTTTATTTTTTAAATTTTAAAGGCACCACTGTTGTCAGAAAATATAACACTTTTACCAACCTTAGATCCTGCAGTCACTCTTAAACCTTCCTTAAACTCTTCCAATGCCTCTGGAGTCATAACCTCAACATCTCTAAGATCAAACGCTAAATGGTGAAAGTAGGCTCCTCCTGGATAGCTACCAGTCATCTGGATCAAGCCAGTATCAAGGTGAACATATCCAATTCTTGTATCTGATTGAACTTTGACTTTCTGGACAGTTTCTCCAGGTCCAATTGGATAAACAATAAAGTCCTGGAACTTTCTCATTTTTGGTAACTTCATATCAAACTCTAATGTTCCCATGATACCCTTTCTGTACTTTTCAATTTTAGTTTTCATAACAATTTACATTTTAAAAATTAAACAATAATTAACTGAACTAACTCACCAACTTGGCTCTGGGCAGGAGTCCCAACTAAAACTTTTAACTCCTGAACCACAACCTTAACAATCTCAATAACCTTTCCTAACTTTCTCATAACGATCTCTCTTAACAACACCACTAAGATAAACAAATTTGTTTAATATCCAAGCATAAAAATAATTTATTTTACCTGTGGATCTGGGCAGTGACCAATTCTATCTCTAATCTCCATAAACATATCCTCTTCAGCCTCAGCAAGAGTCTCCAATTCACTGTCTATGTCACTATATAAATCATAAGTATCATCTCCACCTTTATCAGATACTGACCAAACATACTCATCTCTTCTTGAATGCTTTCTTATTTCAGCATCCCAACTTCCCCAACTGTACTTTAAAACCTTTTCCTTTTTCATAACATTTGAATTTAAAAATTAATAACTCTCAACACCTCAACCCTCAATCAGAATACTAAGATAAACAATTTTGTTTAATATCCAAGTAAAAAATGAAATTAATCTGACTCCCATAACATTAATGTACCTGGATCATACCACTCACCGTACCAACCTCTCACTTCAAGAAACTTAGCCACACTTTTTAATATACCAAACTCATACCTTTCACTGTCATCATAATAGCTAAACAACTGCTTACCGTTCTTATCTGCAATGCCATCTTCACCACTAATCCACACACCACCCTCAGAACCATCAAAACTCTCAGTTCTCATACAGTTCACCTCTGGGAACCTCTTATCAATTGCAATCACCAGGTCCTCTCTACTTAATTTTTTCATGTCTTATTTTGTTTTAGTGTACTTCTTATAATACTTATCAAATATCTTGAAGATCTTTTCTGGATCAACACTGTACCTGGTCCAATCTTCACAATCCATCAATAAACAACCAGGGACCCTTCCAACTCCAAAAGTAGCATGCCCTATCTCATGCATAGTTCTTATTTGGATGTCTTGATCAATCCACCTCTTGTCAACATGGATAATGTTTCGACCAGTGTAAGCATAGGCAGTTGCACCCTCTGTACCCTCAACAACCCTCACCTCAATTCTTGGAAGATCATAACCTCTTCTCTTCACCTCATAGATGGCATCAATAACCTTTCTCCTCAGTGCATAAACCTGGTCATCCATCTTCATGACTTTGGCTCCATACGCTGCCTTGTTTTTTAACTTTTGTCTTCTCATGACTTTTGTTTTTAAAAATAATTAGTAAACCCAACTCCTCAACCCATCAACACCACTAAGTTAAACAAATTTGTTTAACTGACAAGGAAAAAGTGATTTTATTTCACTTCTTTTTTTTGACTCATTTCCTGATCATAGCAAAACAACATTTGAAGTAACTCTTTTTTGGTCTCAAACTCTCCACACTCACAAGACCACTCGTATATGTGATATGGTTGTTCCGATCCATCTACAGGATCTGTAAAGCCATCAATTGACCAGTACACTGTTTCACATGCATCCTCATCAAACCTGACTCTAAAGTTAACCCCATGATAGATATAGGCTCCTTTACAGATCCTGGTAACCTTAGATCCAAATGATTTCATCTGATCAGTTTGAGTTGGACCGTACTTAGCTTTTTTCCACTTTCTCTGTAGTGCTTTGAATCTGCTCAAGTAAGTCTTATATGAACAATCCAGTATTCCTGCAGCCTGCTTTCTGTTTAACTCATGGATTTGATCCTCAATCTCTTTTGCAATTTTCTCTTTCATAGCTGTCTTTTTAACTATTAGTAACTCTAACCCCTCACCTCATCAACACTGCTAAATTAAACATAATTGTTTAATAAACAAGCAAAAAAAGGTTTTTTTTTTAATAAAAAATTAAGACCCTTATAATCAGTTGATTATGGTTACTTTTAAATGAATTTTTTTACTCCAGGAACCTAAAATTGATCTAAGTCAACACCTAAATTGTGTTTGTTTTGGGACTTTTTGATGAGATGTGAGTAGATCCCCTCCTCATTTTCAGTATCATCCAGGATAATTTCACCATCTTTGGTCTCCATATTGTCCAGTTGATCTGTGTATTTTGATGTTTTTTTGCCTTCCATACCTTCAAATATAGTAATTAAATGTCATAAAGTGAGTCAAGAGCATTTCTATGGTCCTTAGATAAGTGATCTAACTTCTTTCTATTACCTTTCTTATCCTCAAAGAAAAACTCTATCCTGCCCTGCTTAAATGTATCTGTGTGCATGGCAACCTCCATACAATGACTACCGTTTGCTATAGCCATCTCTTTGTCAATTGAATCTGCATTGGCTCTGGCTATCTTTTCATTGAAATATGACTTTACCAGTGACTCTGAGTCATTCATACCATCCACTAACTTTTGAACCTGGAAACTTGCTCCATTACCCTTACCTGCATTTGGATAATTATTGACCATTACAAATGTACCTGATCCATATATTGACTTTGGTGCAATTGCCCTCATCTCTTTTATACCCAACTTTAAACCAAGAAACATGTCAACTGAAGATAGTCCAGAGGAACTTGGATGGTTATGTGTTAATGCAAATGATCCCTTCATTTTCTCTTGCATAGACTCAGTAAATTGAACCTTTCTTTTTTCTGAGTCAGTGTGACCCAGGAGTTGATTTCCATCCTTATCAACTACAATAGCTGACTCAAACTTATTGCCATTGGATGCAATTAACCTGTTCTCCAGTGCCTGAATACTCTCATTTTTATCTGTTTGCTGTAACACAACATCCATTGAATGTTTTATAAGGTTGAAGTTCAGGGTATAATTTAATAGATCACCTGATGTCTTTCCTTTTATTCCACCTAAACCTCCAACTTTGTTGAGGTAGTCTTCAACAACTTTATTGTCCCAGGTTCCATTTGGATTAAGTTTGGCTGCATCTTTGGATATGTTTGGTGCATTTGGATCTGGTGCCTGGTCATCCTTTATGTTGTACTTGTTTAATACAAATGTTGCAAAATTGTCTGCATTGTCTGTTTGACTAAGTGCAAGTTTTACACCTATCTCTGGATTACCTCCAAAAAGTTTGTTCATTAGTTTAGAGTATTTGTCCCAGGACTCATCCTCTGTACTTTGTCCCAGGGTATGCAATTCAACCAGGTCCTTTCTGGTCAACTTACCTTCCATCTGAGAGGTTTTCTTTCCTGTCTTTGCCACTGGAACCCATTTGCCCTCAGCAACCTTCTTTCTGCCCCTGGAGATGGTTCCTATTGGCATCTTCTTAGCTTTCTCAATGTCAGTCTCCAGGAAACCCTTTTCAATTGAGGAACCTTTAAATGAATTTATGTTCAGTGATAATTTACTCATTTTATTTTAAGTTATGTCTGAAGACTTTACAACCTGCAGTTACCAGGTTCCAAATTTTTTGTGCCAATATAGTGGAGAGAATGGATCCTTTGCCTTCTCACCTGTCTTTCCTCCCATTCTATTCCAAAATGCATCTTGTCTTTCCTCATTTTTATGCTGAGAAAAGTCCTTCATGCTGTCATCACCTCCATGGACCACTTTGTATTCATCACCTTTTTTAGCCAGGACCATCCACTTCTTACCTTTACTGGTAGAGTTTTTCTTTTGACCTACTTTGGTGAACCCCATTGTTTTGTACCTCTCAGGTATTCCACTACCCTCAGCCTTTGTTATTTCTTTTTTTTTTTCGCTTGCCTTGATCTTTCTTTCTTGCTCCAACATCTCAGGAGTTGGTTGCTTACCTGATCCCCTGTTTGCCCTTATGTTTGCCCATAGGCTTTTGTCAAGTCCCTGGAGACCCTTTTCAACTGGAGAGCCTTTGAAGTCCTCTGTATTTAAACTTAAATTGTCCATGGTATCTTTAGTTATTTTTTAGTCATAGTAATAAGTCAGGTCACCCTCATAGTTCTTACTTTCTGGATTTTTTGAGTCAGTATTTTTATTAGCACCTTCCAATTCTGACTCAGACCACATCTCCTTTGATTGTGGTTTCTCTTTTTCGGTTACCAATAAAGGACCTGGTTTAGCAACCAAGTTAATTTTCTCCCTATCGTTTTCCCTTACTAATTGTTTAGCACTGTATTTCAAATCTGACCAAGTTTTCCATCTCATTTCAACCCCATTAGTATCAGTCTTAACGGTAGAATATTTCATGGCTCTATCCCTCAACTCTTTGTTCTTTATATTCTTAACCTGAACACCCTCTCCAGTATGACCACCATAATCAAAGATCTCCATTTTTGTACCCTTCAAATAATCCTCTACTGTTTTTGGAGTAGATTCTGTTGGTACTGCTTTACTATCTGCTTTTTTACCTTGCTTTTTAACAGGAACCCATTTTCCTTCTCTTACCTTTTTATACCCATTGGTAATGGTTCCTACTGGAACCTTTTTTCCCTTCTCA